CGGTCGACCGGGTGTTCACCGGCTGGCCGGCAGGTGTCATCGCCGCCATCTGGTCCTGGAAGACCAGGCTCTCGACGTCGATCGAATCGACCCCCTGGCCCTCGCCGAGGACCAGAAGCCCGCGCGCCTGCACGCCGATCTCCTCCAGCATCTGCTGGAGGCCCGACAACTGGTCGGCGTCCATCTGCTCATCGGGGAGACCCGTGATGACCAAGATGTCCGCCGGGGACACGCGCACCACCTGCTCAGCGTGACTGAGCAGGGCTTCCAGGTGCGCGCGTCCCCGGGATCGCTTCGTCACCGGCGCCGCCGCTTGTTGTACCAGTGCGCCACGCCGACGACCGCCGCGATGGCGATCAGGGCGAGCACGAGGACTGCCGGGCCGCTGAGGCCCGTGGCGTCCTGGACGGCCGAGGCCCAGGGCACCGGATTGAGCTGGTCCATCTTCTTCTCCTTCTCTCCGCTGGCGGATGCCAGGCGGTGCCTACTTATCGGGGGTGGTCTTCTTGCTGTCCACGCCGGTCACCAGCGACGACCAGGCCTCGGCCAGGGTCGGCTTGCCGGCGGCCCGGTTCTTGGCGTCCGCCTCCTTGATGCCCTTGGTGAAGGCGCCCAGGAAGGTGCTGAGGTTCACCGCGCTGCCGGCCTTACCGACCCGCGCCGCGAGCGCGACGAGGATGGCCTCGGTCTCCTTCGGGCCGGCGGTCGACCGGGAGATGACCTTGCTCTCGCTGGACGACTCACCGTTCTCGGTGGTGACCACGGTCTGGGTGACGACGACGTCGTACTCGACCACGATCTTCTTGACCTCGTTGCTCATGATCTTCCTTTCTCCCCGCCGGCGGGCGCCGGCGGAAGGCTATGCGGGGTCGGGCAACGCCATGTCGACGAAGCGCGAGAGGTGCAGCTGCGCGGCCACGGTGATCGTGTCCGTCGGGCCGTTGCGGTGCTTGGCCACGATGAAGTCGGCCTCGCCGGCCCGCGCCGACTCCTTGTCGTAGTAGTCGTCGCGGTGAAGCAAGATCACGACGTCCGCATCCTGCTCTATGCTGCCGGATTCGCGCAAGTCAGAGAGCTGCGGGCGCTTGTCCTGGCGCTGCTCAGGGCCACGGTTCAGCTGGCTCATCGCGATGACCGGGCACTCGACCTCCTTCGCCAGGAGCTTCAGCCCCCGGGACAGGTCGGACACCTCCTGCTGACGGCTCTCGGTGCGCTTCGGGCTGGTCATCAGCTGCAGGTAGTCGACGACGATCATCTTGAGGTTGTGCCGCTGCTTGAGCCGGCGCGCCTTCGCTCGGATGTCCGTCAGCGTCATCGCCGGGCTGTCATCCACGAAGATCGGCGCATCGGTGACGTCGCCGAGCCGGCGCGCCAGCCTGGCCCAGTCGTTGTCATCCAGGTTGCCCGTACGGAGCAGGTGCAGCGGGATGCGCGCCTCGGCCGAGAGCATCCGCGTGACGATCTCGGTCTTGCTCATCTCCAGGGAGAACAGGCACGAAGCCATGCCCGCCCGGATCGAGGCGTGCCGCATGAAGTCGATCCCAGCGGTGCTCTTACCCAGGCCGGGCCGCCCAGCCACGATGATCAGCTGGCCGGGGTGGAAGCCCGCGATGAGGCGGTCCAGATCCCGGAAGCCGGTCGGCACGCCGAGCGCGTCCTGGTCGGCCGCTCCGGCCGCCTCGATCCCGTCGAGGGTCGGCTGCAGCATCTCCGCGAAGCTGGAGAAGTCATCCCGGCTGCGCGTGGCGGTGACCTCGAAGATTGCCTGCTGCGCCAGGTCGACGGTGGCCGCCAGGTCCAGGCCGTTGCGGTTCGAGTTCTGGCCCAGCTGGGCAACCTTGGTGCCGACCTCGACGAGCCGCCGGAGCACGCCCTTCTCGGCGACGATCCGGGCGTAGTACGGCGCGTTCACCGCCGTGGGCACCCGCTCCGTCAGCGTGTGCAGGTAGGGGACCCCGCCGACGCGCATGAGGTCGCCCGAGTCGCTGAGCGCGGCTGCCACCGTCACCGGGTCGGCCGGCGTCCCCTGACTGAACAGCTCGGTGATCTTGTCGAAGATGACCCGGTGCTTCGGTGCGTAGAAGTCGTCCAGCGTCACGATCTCGATGACGTCGGAGATGATGTCCGTCGAGAGCAGCATCCCTCCGAGGACCGACTGCTCGGCCTGCTGGTCGTTGGGTGGCGCCTCGCCAGTCGGCAGGCCGTCGGTCACTCCTGATCTCCCTTCGTCGTCTCGTCCTCGGTCTTCGGTTCTGCGGTAATGGCGCGCAGTCGGTCCAGCGCGCTGACCGCGTTCTTGGCGTCGGTGTCCTGGGCCAGTCGTTCGAGCAGCGGCACCAGCACCTCGCGGACGGTCGCCGCGCCGCGCGTGCCGGTTACCGCCTTGGTGACGTCCCGCTCGAACGGCGACGGCAGCTGCCGGGCCTCGTGGTGCATGTCCCGGCGCCGTTCGGCCTTGATGGCCCGGACGCCGCGATTGATGTGCGCTGGCATGATCCACTCGGTCGACTCGGCGTAGTGCCGCCGGACGGCCTCCAGCGCGTCCCTCAGGTCGAGGTGCCCAATGAGCGCGAACCACCCCTCAGCGAGCCGGTCGCCGTTCTCGTCGTCGGGGATCTTCCGGTTGTCGAAGAGGGCACAGGCAGCAAGCACGCGCGCGGCGTCTCCCGGCGTCACGCCTCGATCTCCGGAATCGGCTGCTGGCCGCCGTACTTCTGGTCCAGCCGGTCCGCCACGCTGAGCGCCTGGCCCGCGCGGCTGGCCGCACCCGTCTCGACCACGCCGGAGCGCTCGCGCTGCATCTTCCCGATCAGGTCGTTCTCTCCCTTGATCTGCTTGCGCAGCTTGAAGGGGGAGCGGATCTTGTCATTCCAGAACGGGTGCTCCTGCGTCCACTTGATGACGTCGCGCAGCTGGTCGAGGGTGTGCCCGTCGATCTCCATCAGCTTGCGCATGTCGTTGATCCAGGCCTGATTCACATCGGGCCGCTCGTTCTTCGAGTGGTTGCGCTGGACCCAGTTGGCCAGGTAGTCGGCGAGCCGCTTGGCGTCCGCGAGCAGCTCGGCCTTCTTCGGGTCGAGCACCACGTCGGTCGGCTGCTCGTCCGTTGCCTTGGCCGCCTTGGCGGTGGCCTTCTTCGGGGCCTTGGCCGCGGGGTTCTGCCCCCAGCGCTTCTGCGCGCCGGCGCGGCCGGCGGCTGCTCGCTTGCTGCGCAGATCCTTCACGGCGGCGCCGCTGCGCTGGTGCTTCAGGTAGTCGTGCACGTATCCGTGGCCGCGCCGGGGGATGACGCAGCGCTCGCAGGAGCTGTGCTCGTCGTGCCACAGGCCCTCGGCGATCATCTCTTTCAGAACCGTGTCGCTGATGCCCGTCAGGCGCTGCACCATGGCGAGAGGGAACACTCCGTCGGAGAAGCTCTGGGCGGACATGCACAGCGAGACGACGTAGGCGGCGATGGCGGCGGTGGGGTCGCTCATCGCCATGAACTTCGGGTTGGTGTAGAGGTCCACGGATACGCGGACCCACTGGCGGGTATCGTCCGGGCCGCCCAGGGCGCCTGGAGTAATGGGAGTAACGCTCATAGATCGGCTCCTCCTGCCGTTTCAGGGGTGGGGCTGGTCAGATTGCACGCGGGGCTGCGGCAAGATCTGTTGGTACAGACGTGACCACGTCGTGGGTACAAACGTAGGTCCTGGAGCCGAGGAAAGCAAGTGCCATGCAAGGGTATGCCGCCGGCCTGGGAGTGCGGCCTGTTGGCACATTCGTTGCCACAGACGGCCATCCGCGGCTAGCATGTCGGGTATGACCAGGGCCGGAGACAAAAGCGGGTTCCGCGTGCACCGCACGATGTGGCGCAGATACGCGCTGATCGTGGGGAACGCTGGCCGTTCGGCTGATCTTCGCCGGTACCTTGAGTGGCGCATCGACCACCCCGACCAGGCGCTCACTGCCGACCCCGGCGCCGCGGGCGCATCGGTCCAGAAGTTCCGCGTACACCCGGATCTGTGGAAGCCGTACGCGCACGTCTTCATCGGCGACGAGCGGAAGATCTCGGCCGACCTGCGCTCCTACGTGGCCTGGCGTCTTGACCATCCGGACCTCCCGCTGCCCGGCACGTCGCGAGTCTCGCTCAAGCTAGACCGCCAACCAGCAGCAGAGTAACGGGCCGCCCCCAGTGGGAGCGGCCCGTTCTTCATTCCAGGGGCACCAGTTCGATGGCGCGCTGCTTGCCGGCGTTGCGACGCAGCAGACCCTTGGCCACCAACTGCTCGATCTGATACGTCACCGACCCCGGGTCCCTGAGGCCGACATCATCGGCGATGACCATCAGGGAAGGCGTCTGCCGGTGCACGCGCTGGTAGTCGGCGATGCATCTCAGGATCGCCTCCTGCCGAGCGGTGACTCGACTGGTCCTGAGAGGCACGGAGCACCCCCACAGCGCCTCTCCGTCCACCACGGGCGCCAAGCGGAACTCACCCATCAGCGGGCAGCTCAGCTCGATCCAGGATGCCCCCAGTGATGGCCTGGCCCTCCGTGTCGACGACCGCGTACATGTTCGGCGGCCAGTCCTCCATGATCAGGATCGGCATTCCGGTCAGGGCCATCTGCAGTCCAGAGACGCCAGCCGCCGGCTTCGTCGCGATGTTCTTCACCAGGACTTCGTACGCGTGCCTGCCGATCTTCACGACAGCCGGCCGCGGCCGGTCGGTACGGAACGACTCGACTGCGGCGATCAGCTCGGCTCGCATCGTCATCCAGCGCGCGTTGTAGATCAAAACGGGTCATCCTCCTTGATTCGGCCGTCGGCCACCGCCTGCTGGTACTCCGCGTATCGCTCGGCGATGGCCTCCTCGCTGGGGCAGCAGTCCGGGCAAGGGCCGGTCTCATTGGTCCCAGCGAACTGGATCACCTCTTTGTCCCAGCAGAGAAGGCACCACGGGCTCCAGCTGCCGTCGTAGCCGGGCGCCCCGTCGAAGTCGGAGTTCATCGCGCGGTCACCGCCTTCTCCCAGATGCGTCGCAGCTTCATCCTCTCCAGTCGCAGCTGGGGGCTCGGCTCGACCCAGCCCTTCCGATCGTCGTTGATGTGCCCGCCGTAGTAATGCTGGCTGTGCCCCTGCTGGCCATCGACCTGGATCCGCGGCCAGTCGCACAGCGCGCAGTCGTTCGGCCAG